CCGTTGATCGCAATGATCATTTGCAAAGTGTTGTTGTTCGTTCCCGGCTTAGTACCTATCCAAAGAATCGGCCCCGATACCCTTGCCTGCCCATATACGATCTGTCTAGCCGCAATTGGCGATCTAAATTGAACCGTTTTTCCTCTTTGATTGAGCAAGTCTGCGCTAGAGCCTCCCAAAGCACCTAAGTCTGGAGCTAACGCTCTGCTAACCACTGAGCCGCCGACATAAATAGCCGTATTTGTCAAAGCGGCGGAAGTGCCAAAGTTTGCAAATCCAGCCGCCATATTTGGATCAGCAGGATTGAAATAACCAGTGGCAACGAAAATAATAGCCGCAGTGACGATCACCTGCGGATCGGTTACTGTATCTACAATATCTTGACCGAAATCTTGTACTTCATCTGCCATTTACAGGCTCCATCCGTAAGATACTTTTGACCTATCAGTATAGCCAAGGCCAGTTGTCCAAGGGTGTGCAAATTTAGAGCCTACGCAAACCGAAAGAACATTTTTTGTCCTGTATTTGATTAGACCTACGTCCCCCACTTGCAAAAAGTTTGTCTCTTTTCTTTCAAGCCTAGCATCCATAATTTGATTGACATCATCCATTCCCCAGTCATTCATCAAATCGACTGCTTCACTCTCTGAGCTATAAATCAAATATTCAGAAACATCGGTAAATCTTGGATTTGCTGAAATTGTTCTATCTACGAGAAAAACAAACTGCAAACAGTCATTCTCTCCCCACTTGAATTTATCAGGAGTTTTGACCTTTAAAATGTCATCTAGTCTTTTTTTCCAGCAAGCTACGCGACTCATTCCCAAGTGACCTCTTTGATTTGCTGATCATTGAGATAATACAAAGAATGATCATTATGAACCCGCAATTGCTCCTCGTATGTGTATCGGTAGCTTCTGACCCTCTCTAAAGTTGCCAGTTTGCTTTCTACGTTGATCGTGTACGTTGACCCATTTGCGCTCTCGACGATTCCTATTGTGTCAATATTCCCTGAAAAAACTTGATACGTCTGTATCACTTGAGGACTTGCCTCTCTATCGAAATGACCGTAGTAAACATTCAGCAATCGGTTTTGATATTGCTCTTTAATCGCCTTGGTCACTAAAGAATCAGAATATGAGGAAAATGCAATTGTTAATCCAGTAGCTTTAATGTCAGAAGTTTCCTCAACAGTCGAGATCGATATGATGTTTTCTGATCCTGTAAAGTTGTTGCCGTTGATCGGCAAAGTTCCCGATCCAGTGAAAATTCGGATAGTCCCACTGTCAAAAAATGCTTCAATAGCCGCAAAGACTTGTATGCGCTCCTCATTGAACTGAGCTGGACTTCCGGTGCGACTCATTGAATATATCCTTCACAAGCTACCGACATTCCGTAAATTGAAGCGTTATTAACCTCATAGGTAAAAGCATTAGATTTGAGCCGCCATGTACCAATGAGTTGATTAGGTTGCATCGATACTGTATCAAGGTTCCAGTCAGCTATATCGCCTCTGAGTGAAGGCCATATATCAACTTCTTGATATAAACTTGTCTCAGTGCCTTCGTTAGTCACTTTGTGTAGCCTGTAAACTGTTTGCCCGTCTACCTGATTGATTTGGGGAATGGAAATCCAAGAACCTGCTGGGACAGAAAAATATCCGTAGTATGTTTTGGTGAGACGCAATTGTGAGACAGTGCTGTTATTTGCATCGATTCTCAGCGTTTGGTTGTTAGTGTTTGTGTCTAGCGTTTGCCTGACTTCTTCAGGGTGTATCAAATTGAACAGATTTGACCTTCCATTCATCCTAGTCAAAAACGCTATCAATTCTTCAGCAGTGTTCAAAGTCATAGGCGGGAAATTTATTACCATCTCCCAATTTTGACCTTCAAACTGGTACACCTGTTGCTTGTAAGTAAACTGACTTGAACTGACTCCGACAGCATTTTTTGCTGTCACAGAAATACTTGCTATGTCTATATTCGCAGGGAAATCATAAACAGCCATCACTAGCCTCCAAATGTTTGGGCAAATGCACCGCCTCGCCTCCTAGCGTCAAGGATAGCCGCTTTTGTTGAGTTTGTGATCATTGGTAGCATTGTCATCATTTCTGCCCGTACAGTGGCAGATACGCCAGTTGATACGTTTAGATTGATCGTCACATTACCGCCAACCGACTGCCCTTGGTTGTGATCGATGACTGTTTCGTTAGGATGCAAAATAGCCGGGAAGCCTCCTTTATTGTCCATCCCTCCCGACCTTGCTCCGACCCCAGTATACCCACCACCTATGAATGACATTTTTTTCATTGTTGATGAATTGCCAGAACCGACTCCTGTGAAGCCTCCGCCCAATCCATAACTTGCACTGGCCGCCGCCGCACCTTGAGCATCAACCCCTGCGCCGCCAGAAGGTGCAAAAAATCCGCTAATAGCACCTGATAATGGCTGAACAATAGATGCTCTTATTTGCATCCTAATTAGATCATTGATGATCGATCTTGCCATGCTGGAAAATGCTTCTTTAGCGGTTTTTGTCCCCATTGACATATCGACCAATGCATCTTCGAGACTACCTATGCCTCTAACAGCGACATCCTCCATCGCAATTTTGGTCACTTTAAATTTCTTTTCAAGCTCGTCTAAGTCTTTGCTTTGGTCTTTTAGCTTGGCCGCCGCCTGTACTGTTGCTATTTCTAACTCGTTCTCAGCTAGTGCAAATTCGGAGACGGTCAACTCACCTGCTTTCAGAAGTTTTTGATATTCCTCTAAAATTCTGTTGTATCTAAGCCAAGGGTTTAAGCTTTCTTTGATTGCCTGAGCTTGTCTTTCTAAAAGGTCTGCTTCTCGCTTCTCTGCGTCAATTCTCGCTTGCCTTGCTCTACTCCATCTTTCATCTGCCCGCACTTCAGCCATCAAAGAGTCAACTTTTGCTTTTTGCGCTTTTATGGCCTCTGCCGTCTCTTTTCTTTGTTTTTTGGTTGCGTCTCTTTGGTTTTCTTGCTGTTCATAAAGCTCGGCTAAAAGGTCAACTTGGAATTGCTCTTCATTGTTTAAATCTTTTTTTGAAGCCTGATAGCGGAGGATTTCAGATCGCGCCATCCCAAAGGTAGCTATCTGGTCCTTGATGGACTCAATATAATTTTTGAGAAGTTCTGCGGCCTTCTGTTCTTCGTCTGTAACTCTAGGTATTAAGCCGAGTAATTGTGCATACTCAAGCTCAAGCTTACCTAAAAGTTTTACCTGTCCATCTCTCTCTACGTTGAGCAACAAAAGTTGGTCTTTTTCAGCTTGCGTTTTTTCAATGACTCTGCCAGTCGAAACGACAACACCACTATTCAGGACAATTTGTTCTTTTTGCGCTTCATTTAAACCGTTGATTCGCGCGTTCAGTCCCAGAATATTTTCTCGTGTCTCCTCTATCTGACGTTTTTGATCTTGAAAAAGTAGCTGTTTTTGTGATGCGCTTAATTCGTCGAACTCTTCTTTCAGCTTTCTGACTACTTTTGCCGCTTCAGCAATTGAATCTGAAGAGCCAAGCAAGGCAGGCACTAACATTCCTGCCAGTGATGCACCAATACCAACTATTGCACCAAGTAACGGAACGCCCAACACAAAGCCTAAGTCAGCCCCTTGCTGTGACAGAGCGACCATGGGATTTACGCCACCTTGTATCTGGCCGACAAATTGCTGTACCTGAATTCCAGCCATACCTGCATTTCTGCCGAGCTTAGCAAGAACCTTGTTAGTGCTACTCAAAGGAGGTACAGCCCCGCCAGCAATCGGAGGTATTTTTCCAAGAGGGTTATTAAAGTCAGTCAGTTTTAATTTTGCGTTATAAGCGGCCATCCCAACTTTGTCTAATTGGGTTTCTAGAACATCCATTGGCCGAATAGCGTCTGTTGCTTCAGCCGCTACACGATCAAGGGTTTTTGAGACGTTTTGTAGATTTCGCTCCGCCTTAGCCGAATTGACCTCAAGACGTATCAGGATTTCATCTGCTAGAGCCATTTGTATTTCGCCTCATGTTTAGATATGCGATCCATCCGTTAAACTCTTCATAGCTCATCAGCTCAATTTCACTGATCGTCTTATGTAGAGCCTCAGCCAAGGTGTACTTAGCTAGCAACTCAGGATCGTTTCTTAGTTTCCCGACTGTTCCTCAACAGACAGCGATTTCATAATCTGCCCTGTAATTCGACTGACAATATTAGGGTCAGCTTTTTTTAACAGAGCCGGTTTATGACTCAAATCGAATACTTTTTCTCCGTTCTCATCCTCTAACTTGAGAATCAACAACCGAATTAAAAACTCGTTTTCATCTTCACTAGATGCGCGGACTAATTTTCTCCGATCTTCTAGTGACCAAGGCTGACTGAACATGACAGTCGGCTTCCCGTTTTCGTCAGGCCACTCAGGAACTTCTATGCGAGTGACTTCCTTTTGATTGTAGTGCGCGACTACTCTATCCAAAATATTCATAATGTTTCCCCGTGAAAAACCCCGTGGTTAAGTGTCATCGGCAAACAGGCCACGGGAACCTGCCTTTCGGGGGCTACCCTAGCCGACAACTCGATTATGGTGCTGTGGCGCTAGTGAAAGAGCCGTTAGCATTCCATGAGAATGTAGCCTCAACCATTCCATCAAAAGATGCCGTAGCTCCTTCTTCAGTAATAATTACTGAGCCTGTATAGTAAATATCGCCTGTTGTGTCGCCCTCTGGGTACAGGTTTAAGGTCACTTCAGAACCGGCTGTCATTGTGCCTTGCCCTGTTGTGTCCGTTTCGTCCCACCAACATGACATAGAACCAGAAGCGGAAGTCAAAGTAGGCAAATAAGTGCGAGCACTATCTCCCATGCTAGTATCTTCCACTGTGTCTGATGTGATCGAAAAAGACCAATCTCGGACCTCAGCAATCGTGTTTGAGCCGACTTTTACGACTCCCTCGGAACCCTTATGAGTTGCCATCGTTTGTTACCTCCTCGGTAGTTGTCGCCTCTGTCGGCTGTGCTTTTGCCTTTTTAGTCTTAGGCTCGGTATCTGTCCAACCTTTACGCTTCATTTCTTCAACGCGACTAGGGTGAACGTCAATAGGAAAATTTGAGTCTTTATGAAACATCTTCATTAAGTATTACCTCTAACAAAATTATACAGCACCTCGACGGTTACAAGAACACCGCCAATCGGAGCTATTGACCCTTCATCTGTGTCAATGCTAGTAATCTGCGTATCAAGCGCCTTTCCGCCTCTTGTTCGATCCGCATCCAACGCTTCCTCAATAGTCTCGATTAACTGGTTTCGAGCATTATCGATGGAAGTGCTTTTGACATAACCCTGAATTTCATACGAGATCGTTCCTTCTCGCCTGATTTGGCTGTCTCCAATAGTAATGTCATTTCGAGACTCCGAGCCCGTCTGAATTAAAATTCCAGGGTATTGAGCGTTTGATAACTCCTCAAAATTGAAGGGCTCTCTGGTGACAAACTTGGGGGCCAAGGGAGTCGTCGCGGCCTTTAGTACGGTTACAATATTTGCCGCAATATCTTCTCTGAGGCTCATAGTCCCAATCTCTTACCGATGTATTTTGTCAGTCTCTTTTTTTCATTTGCGTTGAACGCAAAGAATGGCCGCTTTACGCGAGTTTTACCTGCGCCCAACTTATGATGGATCATTGCTTTTCTAGCAGGACTAATCTTTCCGCCTTTACGAGAAAATCCAATTAAAGCAAAACCTTTTCCTCGCTCTGGAATCATGGCGGAACGCATATCATTGGTCAGCTCAAGATTGACAGCGGAGCTTCTGTGCTTTCCAATCCTTTTCTTCCATTTGAGGTATTTCTCACTGTAACCGGGGAAAGCTTTGTTCACTCCCATCCCCGCATCTGTGCGATCTTCAATAATCTGGATGCCTAATTGTGCCGCCGCAAAAACAGCGTCATCTGCCTCTTTGCTTATTTTCTTGCCTAACCCTTTGACGGTCAGTGCATATTTTTTTATGCTGACTGAGCTACTCATCTGGTTAAGCGCCCAGTGAATGTTAAATCTTTTTCATCGTCTTGAATGATGCCATCTTCATCGAAATCGTATTCAACACCATCGCGCAAAACAGACTCCAATTCTTGACCGTATAGATCACGGTAGAACGAAATCATTTCCCGGAATCGATCTGTTCCGCCG